TAACGTACAACACCAGATTCAAGTACGATCACATCCACCAGTTCTTTGTTGTTAACAAGCCACCACCAGACAGCTGGGTGCAGAAAGTAAACCACGACGATAACCCGTTCTTTCCTGAAGTGCTCCGCAAGCAGATGGAGAACATGAAGCTCCGTGACTACGAAAAGTATCTGCATATCTGGGAGGGTCATCTTAAGAAGCTGGCCGAAGGCGCTATCTTTGGCAAGCAGATCGCCAAGGTGCATGAGTCTCATCGCCTGATGTTCGTTCCTATCCAGAGCAACTGCGAGGTGCTGACGTTCATGGATCTTGGTAAGAATGACCAGACCGCGATATGGTTTATGCAACGCACCGGAGCACAGTACCGGTTCTTCGATTACTTCGAGGGCCGGCTTGAAGAGGTCGAGTATTACACCAAATTCATTAAAGCTGTCGGTTACAATTATGGCAGGCATTACTTGCCACATGACGCAGATCATGAAAGACTTGGGATGACACGGAATATCAAGAAGCAATTTGAAGACGGTGGAGTCAAACCAATAACCGTGGTGCCAAGGATATCGCACAAGAGTACGGCTATTGAGCTGGCTCGTGAGATCATGCCAAACTGCTGGTTTCATGAGGCCGATGACGGAGACACACCGGAAGAAAAATGTGAAGGATATGTTCCTTGGGTTTCAGATGATAAGATGAAAACCAGAGCCAAGCGCATGGAGAAGGGTTACGAAACACTATGTAACTATCGATACAAGTTTAAGGATGAGGACAATGTTTTCCAACAAGCACCTCACCATGACTGGGCATCGAATGGCGCTGATGCGTTTATGCAGTTCGCACAAAGTAATCTGCATGGTGGCCACGACGATGGGAGTCATGATGACTGGAACAAACCCATCAATGGTTAACCGACAACAGCCTTGGATACTTGGCCTTAAATTTAATTTAATATCCAAGGTGACAACATGCCAGAACTAAACCCAATGACTGATGATGAATTGGTCACAGCCTGTAAAGAAGAGATCTCTCGCGGTATCGGTGGTAGCTCATCCAGCGACTCAGACTCAAACATATCACTGCCACTCGATTATTATTTTGGTCGAGCACCGGCACTCTCGAAAGTAAAAGCAAAAGATAAAAACGCATCACGGTTCGTGTCGCAAGATGTCATGGACGGTGTTGAATCAACAGTGGCTGAGATCATGCCATCATTCGTGACGGATGAGATCGGCTTCTATGAACCGGAGGACGAGCGTGACGAAGACAGTGCTCGCGCTGAAACAGATATTGTTAACTACCTCTTCATGGAAGAGTATGACGGTTACACCCTGTTACAGCAGGCCATCAAGGACGCACTCTTACACCGCAATTGCACCGTCAAAGCTTGGTGGGATGAGCGTGTCGAAGTTGAGTATGAAACTCACGATGAAATTCCAGAGATGGCTGTGGCGCAAGTATTACAGCCAGCGTCAGACGATCAGGAAGTAGAGGTTGTCGAGCAGTACGTTACTGAAGAGGCAGATCCAGAAGCCGTTGAGCTTGTTGATATAGCTAAGCGTAATGAGCAGGTTGCTCAGCAGGCTATGGGCAATCCAGAGATGGCCCAGAAAGTCGCTGAGATGGCTCAGGATAAATATTCACTCAAGCTGAAGCGCATGACTCAGGTAGGCAAACCAATGCTTAAGGGCCTGCCACCAGAGCACGTCATTGTGTGCGGTGATCACGACTCACCGATGCTACATAATTCTCGCTTCAGTGCTCATGAATTAATGGAAACAAAATCATCATTGATCGCTCAGGGTTTCGATCCAGATATCATTGAAAAACTCCAGACGTATACAGCCTCCAGTGACAACGCGAGCAGAACACGTGACGGTGGAGACAGCGACTACTCTTCATCGCATGAGTCAACAAAACTGATCCGTGTGTTCGAGTGCTATCCGTTGATTGACTTCGATGGTGACGGTATTGCAGAGCGCCGTAAGGTTGTTATCTCCGGTGATTACTTGTTGGATAACGTGGAGTGGAACAGCGTGTCTATGATCGGTGGTGCGACAACAGCGACACCACACAAGTACGAAGGCATCTCGATGTTTGATCGCCTGAAGGACATACAAGATTCTAAGACACCAATCATGCGAGCCATCATCGATGGTACCCAGCTGTCATCTAACCCGCGCCTCGGTGTTGTTACCGGACAGGCAAACCTCGATGATATCCTGACATCTCGCACTGGCGGTATTGTTCGAGCTGAGCGATCTGACTCGATCTTCGCGGTGCCAAACCCAGAGGTGCCTGCATCATCGTTTGGATTCTTACAACACATGGATGGTATTCGCCGTGATCGTGGTGGCGGTGCTATCGATTCATCTGCTCAGGCACAGTCTGTTGCTGGCGATACAGCTCACGGTATAGAGCGTGTAATGAGCGTCATGGAATTAAATAATGCAATGCTCGCACGTACAATCGGTGAGACATTAGTGCGCGGTATCTTTATCGAATTACACAACATCATTCGTGAGAACCACAAGGGAATGCTACGGGCTAAGGTCGGTGGCAAGTGGGTGACATCAACGCCAAGTGAGTGGAAGAAGCGTACACACGTTTCTATTCAGGTTGGATCTTCACATGCTGAACGTGCTCGCCAATCAAACTTCCTGCGCGGTGTTATCGGCATGCAGAAAGAGATGGCCATGGCCCAGTCTCCAATGTACTCAGAGCAGAAGTCTTACACTGCAATCACTGACGCTGTTCGTCTCGGTGGTATTAAATCTCCTGAGCGTTACTTTGTTGATCCGTCATCTGATGAAGGGAAGAGAGCTAAGCAGGGAGCATCTAAACAACAGCAGGAAATGAAAGCCAAGGAAGAGTATGTTCAGATGGAGCTTATCAAGGCCCAGAAAATCATGGCCGATGCTGAGATGGTTAAAGGTCAGGCTGACATGCAGACTAATCACGTTAAAGCTCAGAACGAAGGTCTTAAGAATGAGATCACTGCGCTTAACAACGAGATGCAGGCAATGCAGAAAGCTGGAGATCTTAAGTACAAGTACGACAAGATGGATGAGGATACTGCGCTCAAACTTACTGAGTTTGAGATGCAGAAAAATAAGGACGCTAAGATCATCAACGATGCTAACCGGAGCTAGTCATGAGCCGACAACCAATGCGCGACAACATGTTCTCTCTGATGCAGAGCGATACTGCCGATACGTTTTTTGATCGGCCAGCTCCGCAGTCGTTTGGCTTCGAGGATTATGAGGCGCCACCAGAACCGGAGAGCCAGCCGTTCGATCCGATGAGGGCCGTTGGCGAAAGCTTAACGTTCGCTCCACGGATGTTGCATGGTGCGTACCAGTATGGCCAGCAGGTCATGGATGATCCACAGCGACTGATCTATGACCTGACTGACACATCGTTCGAGCCATACCAGTCAGCCAAGGAACTGGAGGCAATCAGTGGTGGCGATATCGATTACGCTACAGCTGACCCAGCTCTCGACTCTGCTCGATCAGTTATGGTCGGTGACTGGGTTGCCGGCATAGGATCAAAGTTTGCTCCACAGCTCGCACGTCAGGGCCTGAAGCATGGGCCACGTGCAATGGACACAGCGAGCCGTAAGCTTACCGGTGACCTCGTAGGCTTCGATCCAGTGCGTCAGATGGCTGATATCAAGCCGAAGGGTGGCAAGTCTGGTATCCGTTCGTATGATGACCTGATGGCCGAGCTTGATGATGTCGAGAATTTGCCGGCCATTTATCGTAAGCAGTCTGGCTTCGAGGTAGATCCTAACTTTAAGCCAGATCCTATTAAGAAAGATCCTGATGCGTTTACTCTTGATCCTGCTGGTAGGTCACCGGTAGGTGTGGTACAATCTAATGATGTCTCGAAGATTCCTACAGTTCAATCCACAAAACAATCTGTTTACGGAGAAATCCGTGAAGACGTTACCACGTCTATTGACCCAGCTGGAGGAGGCCCAATTACAGGAGCTAGAGGCCAGCAATCCGCACCATGGAAGAGCCGGTCATATGACAGAAATTCAACTGATGAACTCGATACTGCTTTACGGCCACTGGTAGCACGTTCGTTCGATCTGAGTGATGAGCGTGTTGCTAAGCTGGGCGAGGTCGGGCAGGCATCACCAACATTCTACGAGCTTAATCGCTCACCACAGGCAACTAAAAAATTCAGAGATCTGATCCAGTCATCCAAGGATGAGCTTGGGGCTGTCGGATCTGCTGTCGACGTGTACGATTCCTACAAGGGCATGCGCCTGTTCATCTCGCCAACCGGTAAATCCGGTTTCGCTATCAAGCCTGATGGCGATGTGATATCGGTGTTTAGTCAGTCAACAGATCCACGTGGTCTGGGTACGCAGATGACACTGCTTGCCACGCAGGAAGGTGGTCGCAAGCTCGATGCGTTCGATACGTTCTTACCGAAGGGCGTGTACAACAAGGCCGGCTATGAAGATACAACCACGCTCCCATGGAATGACGAGTACGCACCGGAGGGCTGGCCGGCTGAGATGGGCAAGCCAAACGTAACAGCGATGACGTACAAG